CTCACGGCTACCCCACGTTCTACGGAACACTCCACCAAAAGGAGTTGTGTCAATGCCGAAACGATCTTTAACGGCCTACCCAGTGTTTGCTGGTAATTATCATAATCTTTATGATAACACCATCGAACCACGAACAGCATATGTATATGCTGAGAGTGCAGAACTGGATGGTCCTGGTCATTTCGGATATCCCAACTTCCCACCTAACAGTAATGTTGGTGGGGCCTTCTTCCTCAGAAAGGCAACTAGCCAATGTGAGGGAGCAGACGTTGGGACTATATGCGGTTCCGGCGCCTATTCCAAGCACCAATATACTGGTAAAGTATATAGTGAGTGGGTTGGCGGCGGTACTCCATCCGCGTACTGGCCACCTAATTTAGATGGTTCAGCGTGGGGAGCTACTGCATATAACAGGATGAAGCCTACGAAGCCTATATTTTCCGGGGGCAACGCGATTTGGGAATTTCGCGAAGTACCTGGTCAGCTTCAACAAAGGTTAGCCAATTCCGGATTAAAGAACATTGCCAATTATTGGCTTGCGCTTGAATTCGGTTGGAAACCCTTGCTAAACGATATCGTTGATATGCTTCAGTTTCATGCTAAAGCACAGAAACGACTCGATTGGCTCCTGAGACACAACGGGAAGCCTGTCAGAAGACGAGTTTCACTCGTCGATGACACCTCTAATCCTGTGATAACCAGTAATATATACGGGTCAACACAGCCAGGTTTCGTCAACCAATTTTATTTGGAGACGCCTACTTGGCAAAGGACGGAAACAATATCTGATAAAATATGGGCAAGTGCCCGCTTTAGATATTGGCTTCCGGAGGGTCCTAGGAATGTGGATATGGATGCTCGCCTCTATGGCTTGTATCTATCACCACAATTCTGTTGGAACGCGCTTCCATGGACATGGCTTGCTGATTGGTTTACTAACGCTGGTACTGTTTTACAGAACCTTGACGTTGGTGTTGCCGATCGGTTAGCCGCCGACTACATGTATGTTATGCGAACAAAGTTGTATACTTTGCAGCATACCAACAACATCAAGCTTCAAACACTTGATGGTAGGCCGGTTCCCGTGTCCGTCACTTCGCTTCAACAGAGTGCTATAAGCACTCGTTTAGCTGGTGATCCTTTCGGTTTTAGTAGCAATCCGAATAATCTGACTGCTACACAACTTTCGATTCTCGGGGCACTAGGCTTGTCTCGACTTCGTTAGCAATAAACCCGCGTGCTGGTTGAGCACGCTTGTACTGCGTAAAGATTGGAGCTTCCTGTGCTTACTGATCCTCAAAGTGTTACCATTAACGGCGTTGCGACGTCTTTGCCTAAGACCTCTAATGGTCCAACGCAAAATGTCTATACGTCCGCGGATGGTATCACCTCCATGACGACCAAGCAGAATACAACTGCTGCAAGGTTCCGTCGTGAAGTCCGTCTATCACAGCACAAGGTAGTTGCTGACCCGATTTCTGGGGTTAACAAAGACCTTGGCCTGAGCGTTTATCTCGTCATTGACGAGCCACGTTCTGGATTTACGGATGCGGAGATCGGCTATCTCATCGATGCCTTGAAGGCTTGGTCTACTTCGACCAATTACAACAAGGTTCTCGGGGGCGAGTTTTGAATGACTAACAGAGATTTCTATTTTATAGGATTCTTCTGTATGGCATTCATCGCTCTATGGGCTATAATTATTTTTATTTTAGTCCATTTGAGATAGTTCCGACGAAAGTTGGAGTTAAGCCTAGACGGTCTTATTTCCACCATCGAAATGGAGGTTATAATGAAAAGACCGACCATGCTCGTTAAGGCGATGCTGGCTGATGCCAGTCTCGACCTAGACTTGTCCGTAGAACGCGACATGCTAACTTTAGCACGTCGTTGTGAACACGAGGGACTGTCGTTTCTTACTTTGACAATCCCGACACTTTCTGATGCTCTCGAGAGAGGTATCGAAAGTGGTACGTTCACATGCCCAACTTCTTTTAGTAGGCATGGAAGTCTCCCCCGATTTCTCGGGGGTTTCTTCAAACGTGTGTTCACTATAGATGGTAGGCTATTGCCTGATTCTTGTCCTCGATCCGTGTTTTGGATCCGACAAATCTGTAGGTTCTTTAAGAAACCTAAGATGAGTTGCAGTGACTCGCGTAATAGAGCCGCTGAAGAACAGTTTCTAGCAATAGAAGGCGAACTCCGCCGTATGACACCTCTAATTGAGAGGAAGGATGAACTCCTTGACAAGATTGCAGGAATCTTATGGTCTCAGGTATTTCCTGAGCCTGATTACCTTGATCTTGTTTGCCATCACGGTCCTGGGGTCACTGCTGATCGTTGTCTCCCTAATGAGAGGCATCGCATCAGTAAGTGGAACCATAGATCGGAATTTACCTACCCCTCCGACCTACATTGCTTCCCCAACTATGGGGTCGCAGCTAGGTACGGAAGTACCGGGGCAGGTACCATCGAAGCCGGGGGAATTGAATACCTCCCACTCAGAGAAGAACTCTCTGTAAGGGTTGTATTCGTTCCTAAGACTTTGACGGCGCCACGAGTCATTGCGATTGAACCCTCCCATATGCAATTTATGCAGCAGTCCCTAAAGGACTATGTATATAACATATTGGAGAGTCATCGTCTGACCAAACAGTCAATCCGTTTTAAGGACCAAACTGTTAATCAGAGACTCGCTTACAGTAGCAGTATCGATAGACGACTAGCAACGCTAGACCTGAAAGATGCTTCTGATCGAGTGCATTTGCACCTTGTTCAGAGAATCTTTAAGACCTCAGGGATCCTCGAGTACTTAGAGGATGCTCGTTCGCTACACGCTACTCTCCCAAGTGGGAGGAACATAGTCTTGTTCAAGTATGCGTCAATGGG